GTCATGTAAGCACACGACCGTGGAGATGTCTCGTTCTTATACTTTATCGAGACAGTGGGCATCCCAGGAGTACCGTTAGCCATCACAAGGATGTCCTGAGTGAACGGTCTCAAGGGGTCTTTCGGTACTAACACAACATTGGCACACAAATGGGGGGTGCCAATTCCGACTGACTCGAGGTCATGATTCTTTGTCCACAGCACGAGCTGATTGGCTATCGCATACGGCATGTTGACCGTTTGCAAAGCGCAGAGAAACACGACCTGCTTGAGCAGTGCGGGTTGGTAATGCCGTATGACATTGTAAATTGTGAAAGCCGAATGGTCCTCATTCTCGATATATATTACATCACTGGAGCCGAAATCCCAAGCATACTGTCGTTTGTAAATTGAAGTAGCTTTGTTCTTCCCGATGATCTCGACGAACGTTTTGTCGGAATCTGCGTAATACACGCTCTCACACGTTTCACCGGCGAGTTCGGGGTAATAGGACGTCCAGATAATCATATCATTACCGGAATACTTGGCCAATGAATCGTCATAGGTCAAACAATCAATGAGGGTCGGCACGGTCTTCACGCCAGGGTGGCCATAACGAAGATCCGTGTAATCGATTCCGCGTTTGGTCTTCCCGGAATGGCCCAAATCCTTCAGCTGATGGATTGGGCGGTCGCCGTAAGCCTGTTCGTCGCGGTGGTTCGAAGAAATGCAGGGGTCATACTGCAATGCTCCAACACCGTTTGCGACTTCGCGGAGGCTGGCCACCGTGACGTAGCGACCAGCGGCTAGAAAAGGATGTGTACTTTCTGACTTTCCCGCCTTAGGCATCTTTGAACGGATGTAATCCTCAGTTGGGAGTTTGTACTTTCTAGCAGCATTGTGAAACCGAGATTTCGAATCAGCGCCAAGAAGACCTGGCAAATCATCGAATAGCGGTGTTTCGGTCTTTGCTCCGTTGTGATAAATTGTGTAAGAGCGGATGACGAGGTCAGCCCAATGGGATCTCTCAGACAAATGCTCACGGAGCGCAGATTTGGAAATGAAACGAGCGGCGTCGGCACCCATTGGGTCGAACATGGCCGCGAAGGCCGACACTGGCTCTGAACACAGACAACGAAGCAGGGCGGAAGCCCAAGGACTGCTGGCAGCAGCCGCCTTACCGGCGGCTGCTAGCAAAGCGCAACCTTTGCG